CCATAACCTAGGAGTTTTATCATGACTCAGAAGTCCCGTAAGAGCCGTTACATTCCCTCCCCGATAACTGGAGAGAAGCCTGTCCGTCGTTGTAAAACGGAGAAGCGACCTATCGTGAGAATTAAGAAGGCGAAACGCCTGGTTGATCCTCTCGACGGCCTCAGGCTAATGGCTGCTTGGGGCGACTTTGACTGGCTCTCTAAATCCTCTAGCACCGAATCGTCTCTCGCCCTTAAAAAGGCTTTGAACGAACTCGACGCCGAAGGGCTCTTTGGAACCAGTGATTCTCAACTCGAACTGTTTCCCCCGAGCTCGGTTATCCGAACTTCGGGAGTTGCAGTAAGCCGTCGTGTCCACATGGATAATGCGGGCACTGCCGGTAACGAGCCGAATCCCAATTACATCCTCCAGCTGTGCGCCTATCTTGGCAAGCGACTGGGTGGAATTTGGGACTACGACCCAAGTAAACGTGAGTTTACATTGGTACACGAAAATCTCGATCCTCTAAAAATGGATTGGGAACCGATCAACGTGTTTTCGTCGGAGAAATCATCATGAGTAGACTACTTAGGAAAATGGGCAAGGTCGTTAGTCAGTCATTGCTGCCTGACGAATCCGTCTGTATAGCCTGCAGTAAGCCTCTGAGCAAGACGCACATTGGCTTCCAAACTGTGCTTAACATTCGCGCTCCCGAATTCGACCGCGAGGTCGATAAGGGGTTTATGTCCCCCGATTGGAGGATGTACACTTTGCGCGTTGCGAAGGCACAGATAAGTGCTGGTATTGATTGTCAAAAAGTCACTTATCAGTGGCTTGGTCACGATCTTTACAAGATACTGTAGGTACCACAGTTTTATCCTACTATGGAGGGCTTTAACATGGTTGTTCGCAGTTCGAGAGATCGACGTCGTCGGCAGATGCGTCAAAGCACTTGCAAGACGTGCGTTACCCTTCTTGCTGCGGCGGCCATTGTCGTAGGCCCCTTGCTGTGGGAACGGATCACTAGCATCGCTAGTCTGTTGCAGGGTAGCACTCCTACTTGGAGGGCTATGTTGTGACTACATTAGCGCAAAAGTTGATTGACGTTGATGCGGCGATCCGAAATTCAGCCCCATACAACCCCGGGACGGATCCTATACGTGGCGAACTCGTTGTCGTGGTTGGACGTTACTGGATACATAGAGAACCGTTGAGTCTTCAAAACACTCATCAGTACTCGAAGTTCTATGTAACACCACCACGGCGCGAGGAGCCTGTACGGGTGTTCGTTCTTGGGACGAGTAAGGTTGGGTCAGGATCTACCTATTCATTCCACCTTTTAGATTGGCCTCATCGATGGGTTCGCGGTTCGGGCACCGTCTGGTCTCTCTTCTTCCCGGCCTTGGAGAAAATCCCCTGGGTACCGGTGAGAGAGTTGCCAGCAGATCCGAAAGCAAAACCTGTCATTATAGGCCCGAAGGTGGACGTCAATCACCGTGACGTCTCTGAGCACTTGAGACAATCACGAGCCGCGATTGTTCGAAATAGAACATCGCGACGGAATGTTCGCTATACCTTTCCAACATTACCCGTACGTCACCGTACGAATCCAGAGACGATTAACTGGAGTCTGTTCCAAGCTTGGCGGGATTA